TGTGATTCTGGGTGTCCCTGGTCTTATTCGCGGCCGTCATGGGCGCGCCGAAGCACCCCATGACGTACAGGGTTTTGTAATTCTGGGCCGCGTCGATCAGTTTTTCGATAAAGGTTTTACTTTTCATCATTGTCGGTTTCCTCCTTTACAGGCTCAATCACCGGGATTTCCTCGAAGTTGACGACCTTCGTCATGTCACACAGGGCGTCGATCAGTTCACCCAGGGCCGTAACGTCGACGGGATAGTTGATATACTCGGCGGAAGTCTGGACCATAGCCATGACCCATTCCTTCCGGGTTGCCCCGTCGGTGAACTTCGTTTCCGCTTCTTCCATAAGGCTGATCACAAGCCCCAGAAGGGCGGCCCAGTTCTTTTCCTGGGTCGCCTTCTTGACGTACTGGATCAGCTTGTAGGCCAGGGGAATACAGGCGGACAGGCCGGTCAGGATAGCGACGACTACGGAAATAATCTGTTCAGTGTTCATGTTCTTTCCTTCCTTTCGTTACAGTTCTTTTGTGTCATTGTAGATTTCGGGACCGTACTTCTTCCGAAGTTTGATCCGGTTTTCTGCTTTCGCCTTGCTGTAATAGAAGCCGGTCGCGGCCGCTGTTTCGGTGAATACGGCCGGGATCAGATAGGCAAGGGGCGACGTGTCGCCGGTTCTCCATACCATGACCAGCGTGAAGGCGGTCACGAAGATCGTGACCGCCCCCACGGTGGAAATGATGATTTTTGAAAACTCGCGCTTCTTTGCGCGCCGGCCGCCGCTCATGCTTTCTTCTCCAGGTCGTCGATCCGGTGATTCGCGACTTTGATTTTTTCTTCAAGGACGGCCTGGGTTTCTTCCAGGCTGTACGTCCTTTCGATCACCGAATTATGCTTGTCGACCTTCTTTTCCAGTTCTTCCAGCCGGTAGGCGATCAGCGCGGAACTTTTCTTGTTGGCAAAATACGAACCGCCCAGGGTCCCCAGAAGGGACAGGACGGCGATCAGAATCCCTTCTGTCACTGGCGTCGATCTCCTTTCTGGGTTACTCCGACGCTTCTGTCCAGCCATAGACGCCGGGTTCCCAGACGTTCCCGTCCAGGTCAGAAGTCCAGTGTTTCCCGTTGTGGGCGACCTTGTCGCCGGAGTCATAGGCGTCGTGTGCGCCCAGCGGTTGGGACCATTCGGGCCATTCCACGGACGGATCGGCGATCTTCGACCACAGGGCCGGCGTTGCCGGCGGCGTCCAGTCCGCTTGCGATGTGTGGGCCTGGTTACAGCGGTAAAGTTCGCCACCGTAGGCGCGGATATTGCCGACGGCATACGCCACGGGGTAGGCCCACGGGCTGAACTGACTGACGTTTTCCGAAGCGGTCACGTCGTCGATCTGGCCGGACTCCGCAAGCGCCACGAAGGCGATCGAAGCCGCCCTGGCGGTTTCCGCCGCCGGGTTCTGTTCTGCGCGGGCCTTCGCTTCGGCCATGCTGACGAAGTCACACTGTTCCGGATTGAACATAGCGTTTTCCCCCTTTCCTTTACGCGAACCGGACGGTCGCCTGGATCACTTCGATCTCCTGGGTCCCCTTCGTCATGTAGAAGCGATAGGCCAGGCCGTAGGAAGACGACGCGACGGTCGTGTTCGTGAAGGTGTGGACGAACTTCCCGGCCTTGCTTGTGATGTCTTCCCAGGCGGGGCTGTCGTCGAACGGGTTGTTCGTGACCTCGACGTGAAGGGTCGCGTCGGCCGGGTGATCCGCCGGGTACAGGGACAGGAAGACCTTTTCGACCTTCGCGTCCGTGGCGATCGCGCGGGACGCGGCGATCCGGGTGACGGTACGGCTGAATGTGATCAGCCGGGTCGCGCTTCCGCCGGCTCCGTCGGTGACGTAGATTTTCAGGACGTGGGACCCGGTCAGAAGCCGAAGCCATACGTCGGACAGGTCCGCCGTGTTCTGGGTCCCGCTCGTGGCCGTGTAGGTCCGAAGGGTGATCGTTTTGGTCCCGTTGGTCACGGTTTCCGTGACGGTCAAGGTCTGGGACGCCGCTTCGCTGTCCGTGACGGTGTAGTCGTAGGTGAACGGGTCGGTCTTCGCGCCCAGGTTTTGATCGCTTCCGCTGATCACTGGGTCCGTGTTGTAGGAAATGGGCGTCGCGTTCCCGGTCCGGTATGCGGATTCCGCGCCGTTGGCGTCGACCGCCTTCACGCGGACCTGGTAGTTCGTCCCGCTCGACGGGACCGTGTCGACGGTGGACTTCGCGGTCGTGATCCCGATCTGGGTGTAGGCCCCGGAATCGACCCGGCGTTCCCAGACGTAGCTGATCGCGTCGCCTTCGGGGTCGGTGGACCCGCCGGTCGTGATCGTCAAGGACTGGCCAGCGCGCGGGGTCCCGTGGGAAATGGACGACGGGGTCGTGGGCGGCTGATTCCACTGAATGATATAAGCCCCGTCGGTGTCCGTTGTATCAGATACCAGGGTGTCAGGGGCCAAAAACAAAGCCGGGCGAACGCCGCAGGCGCCACCCCAGGCGCCGCCGTAGTCCAGGCCGCCGCCGGAATAGACGCCGCGGACGTCGTACGCGTAGCCGGGGTACGGGGTGAGAAGCCACCACCACCAGGGCTGTGAAGACGACAGACTGGAAGTCTTGTATTCCGACTTGCTGACCGCTTCGGCGGTCGGGTATGCAAGGCGGCTGTTGTTGTCGGTGAAGATGGGCCACTGGGTCCCCTCGGCGGTGCCGTTCTCTGTGTCGCCGAAGACCTCTGTCCGGGTCAACAGGCGGACCTTCCGCGTGATCTGCTCCGAACCGCCGCCGTCGGTGCTGGACTTCGTGACGGTGATCGTGTCGTTCAGAAGGGCGTCCCGGAAGTCCTGTTCGAAGCCGTTCAGGAAGCCGGCTTCCGCCTCGTATTCGTTGTAGTTGGACCAGACGTTCGCGTTGTTGGGCGGCGCGTCCGCGCTGTGCTGTGCGCTGTACCACTGGCCGGCCCCGGCGGCGCTGTTCAGCCATTGAAGCAGATTCGCCACGGCCGCGCGGTTGTTGCCGTAGTTCCGGCGGTCGCTGTTGGAGTTGGACGGCTCCTTCGCGTCGAAGCATTTCAGGGAAATGATTCGTTCCGTTACCAGGCCCACGCGGTCCGACGCCTGGCGGCCGACCTTGAAGCGGATCACAGCGCCGTTATACTTCGTGTTGACCGACTTCACGATCGCGCCGACGGGAAGCGTCGACAGTTGTTTTGACATGATATTCCCCCATTTCTTTTCTGAACAGGTCGTAGAACAGTTCGTCCGTGTTCCTGATCTGGTGGTAGCTGTTGCCGTGTGCGGCGTGGCCGACCCAGGAAGAATAAGACTGGACCACAGTTTCGAAGGTGATCCGCCCTTCGTCCAGAAGGTGACGGAACTTCTTCAATTTCCGCCTGATTCGGTTCTTGCTTTCACGGCGTAGTTTGCGGACGACTTTTCCGCTGTCCGTCATGTACGTCCGGAAGCCCAGGAAGTCGATCCCCTGGGACAGCGGAAACACGGCCGTCTTGTGATTCAGTTCCAGCCCCAGCGGGACCAGGAACTTTCTGATTTCTTCCAGACAGTAAAGCAAATATCCCTTGTCCGGGTGGATCAGATAAAAGTCGTCCATATAGCGGCCGTAGAACTTGATTCCCAGACGTTCCTTGATCATGTGGTCCATTCCGGACAGGTACAGGATCGCGAACCACTGTGAAGTGTGATTCCCGATCGGGATTCCCGGCCCGTCGGTGGAGTCGATGATCAAATCAAGAAGCCACAGAACGTCGGGGTCGTGAATGACTCGACGAAGCTGTGACTTCAAAACGTCGTGATTGATTCTGTAAAAGTATTTGCTTATATCACACTTCAAGACCCAGCCGTCCGCCCCGAACTGCCTGTATTACCGTTGCATGAACGATTTCAGACGATCCAGGCCGAAGTGTGTTCCCTTGCCCTTCTGACTGGCGTAGTTGTCATAAACGAATGTCTTCGACAGTAGCGGCCCCAGGACGTTGTCGCACAGGCTATGCTGAATGATCTTGTCCCGGAAGCCGTTATACATGATCAGGCGTTCCTTCGGCTCGTGGACCAGGAAATAGTTGTAGGGCGACGGGCGGTATTTGTGCTTCGTCAGCATGAAGTGAAGGAACATGATATTTTCCAGGACATTCACTTCGAAGCGGACGACGGCACATTTCCACAGTTTCCCCTTTCTGGATTCCAGGTAGGCCGAATAAAGCCGATTGAAGTCGGCCATGACTTCAAAGCCGGTCGGCGGGTTCAGTTCGTTGTTCATAAAATGCTCCTTGCCGCTTACAGTCCGGGCGTCGTAAAGCCGAAGCCCTCGCGTCGACAATCATGTGTTTACCCTGGCCTTTCCGGCGTCGGGAAGGATATGATCTCCTTTGTTGGGGTCCTCTGCTTTCAGGCTCGTCGCCTTACTCGGTCACGTTTTCCACCAAATCCGGGCGAACGCCGTAGTAGCCATTCCAGGCGTTGTTGTTGTTCAGGTTGCCGTCGGAATTGACGTTGCGGACGTTGTTCGCGTTGCCGGCGTTCGGGGTTACAGATCATACCCTAATATCATTAACCTTCCGCCTGGGCGGGCGGCTCCGCGCCTTCCGATCCGGCCTTTTCGGCCTTCTCGGCGGGCGCTTGCTCTGCCTTATACCAGGCGGCGGCCATGAACTTAACGTCAAGGGTGATCTTCGTCCAGTATTCGAAGGTCCCCTTGTCGATATAGCCGCGCTTCTTTGAAAGTTCGATGAAGAACAGAAGCATTTTACAGGCCGTCAGGGCGTCCCGTTGAAGGGTCAGCCGGCGGGCCTTGTCTTCTGCGCTCCGGATCGGATAGATTTCATTCGCGGCCAGAAGTTTTTCATAGATCGACAGGACGTTATCCTGAATCCGGTTGACCAGTGTGAAGCGGACCTTCTTCGGGAAGTGCTTCGTGTTGTCGGTCAGGTTCAGGGTGTAGTCGATCAGATTCGAAGCGACGGGCAGAACGTGAAGTGGATTTTCCGCCCCGTCAGTCTTCCGCTGATTCCTCTGGTAGTTTTGCCGGGTTCCCATTGATACACCTTCGTTTCCTGATTCTCTCGACCGTTTCGCGCCGGCCGGAATAGTCGAAGCCATAGCCCCGAAGGACGACGACCTGTTCTTCGCCTTCGTAGGTTAGGCCGCACAGGACGACGGCGTCGCCCCCACAGCGGCCGCACGCGGGCCGAAGTTCGGTGAACAGGTTAGATAATAGGCAAGACGTTTCCGCCGGCGTACAGGCGAAGCGGGTCACAGATACAGCCGGTTTTCGACGGTGTCCAGAATCCCTTCCGGAAGCCCGGTCCCGTCATATCCTTTCCACTGGTCGATCTGCGCGGGGGCGAAGGTGTGGGTCACAGCGGTCCCGGTGAAGCCGGTGTCAAGCTGTTCCTGGATCGCGGAAATGTCGAAGTCCTGGCGGCGCTGTGCGGCTTCCACGGTTTCGCCGGTGGTTTCCTCGATCTGGGAAGCGTCGTGGCCGTGGACGATCGGGGCCGCGTAGGCGACCATTTGCGCCGTGGTCACATAGGACCCGCTTCCGACGTTCACGGTGATCCCGCTGTTTTCCTGGTTCGTGACGACCACGGCGACGTCGTGGACGTGGACCGTGTCGCCCTCGCCGGCCAGACCTTCTTCGGTCTGGAAGGAACAGGGCGGAAGAATGTTGTCGCTGTCTTCGCCGTCCAGCCAGGAATAACTGAACATGAAGGGCGATTCGTTTTCGTCCAGGGCGTAGACCGCGACCTCTCTGACATATACGGCCGCTTCCAGGCCGGCGTTCGTCACCTGGACGGGGATTCGCATATAGGAAGGGTTGCTTTCGACGAAGGTCTTTTCGCCGATCTGGGTGTTCACGTTGATCGGATTGACAAGGGCTGTCAGCGTGTTCGGGCTGACCTGGGCCACGCCGTCGCCGGCGGCCGCGCTGGTCAGGACAAGCTGTTTCCCGGCCGCCAGGAAGGCGGTCAGAACTTCCGCGCCCTTGTCGGTGATCGTTGACTTAAATCGTGCCATTTTGGTTTCCCCCTTGTGGAATGTGTTCATGTCGGACCATATTGACCATAGCGGCCCCGACGACCGTCGGCGGACTCTGGACGACCTGGGGGATCGCCGTTTGAAGCAACAGGACCAGGTTCGCCGGGATCATCTGTCCCAGAGTCGCCGCCAGGGCGTCCCGTTGTGTGAGTCCGGACAGGCGGATTCGAATGAACAGTTCATAGGCGTCATTGTTCAGGACGACCTGGAAGTCGTCGCTGACCGTGGACAGATACTTCAAAAGCGCCCTGTATGTGTAGGGAAGCTGGTCCAGGTACGCGATCAGGATTCTTTCGCGGCGCGCTTCCAGGGTGTCACCAGGGGCCGCCACAAGCCCCAGAATCGCTTCCCAGCGTCCACAGCCATATTCGGACAGGCTGACCAGGAAGAAGTCGTCTGGCGCGCCCTGGACGTCCTGGACGGCCTTTGTGAACTCCGGTTGTTCGGCTCCGGCGATCTGGTCGAACTCGATCAGGTCTTGAAGGTAGCGCGGCCAGTATTCTTTAAGTTCCATTCGTCACCGCCCCCAGGACGGGGATTTCGTCGGCGTCCAGGGAAATATTCGCGGTCCCCTGGTTGATCGTCGTCCCCGTGATGTCGATGATCCCGTCCACGTTCAGGACCTTCGTTTCGATCTGACTGACGCGGACGATCAGATTTTCGCTGTCCGCCCAGGTCCGGGTCAGGTCGTCGAAGTAGGACTGGATCGCCGCCTTTACTGCTTCCTGCGTGGTGGTCCAGGACGCGGACCCGGAAAAGGTCAGCGTGAAGGACACGTCGATCGTCGTCCCGGTGACGCCGGCGACTGTGACGACGTGGCCGATCGGGGCCAGGCCGACGCCGGTCCCCTGGGTCCCCACGGGGTCGATCGCTTCCTGGACTTCCTCGACCAGTTCGGACGACGGGACGGACCATTCACTGTCCACCAGGACGATCTTCACGGTCCCGCCGCCGTTCCACACGGGGAAGACCTTCACGGCTCCCACGCCGGGAAGAAGTTCGACCTTGTTCTTGTAGTCCGCGATATTCCCGCCGAACGCCTGGGATTCCAGGGACTCGAAGTAGCGTGCGCGAAGGGCGTCGTCGCTTTCTTCGTCTTCGCCGGGGATCAGAATGTCCGCCAGGCGCGCGGCCGCCAGGTCCGGGACGTAGTCGATCGGGAACAGGGTCCCGACGTACTCATTCCCCACGATCCCGGCCGTTTCCGCCGTCATGCTGTACTGGCCGGCGGCGATCCGCTCCGTCACGACGAAGTTGATGTCGCCGCCAGAAAACCGGGTCCCGATTTCCAGGTCACAGCCGGACCCGTCCGCCTTCTCAAAGTAGCCTTTCCGGACCGCATAGGTCGCGGCCGTCCGGAAGACGCTTCGTTCCCGACACTTCTTCGTCAGGTCGTCCCCGGTTTCGGTGTCCGGGAAGGCCCGGTCCAGAAGGTAGGCTAATTCGATATACATGATCGCCAGTTCCGCCGCCGCCGGCGCGATCGCGTCGTAGACGATGGACCCTTCCCGCTTGTCCACGGAAGCGGACACGCGGGAAAGACAGCGGTCCATGATGTTTTCGAAGGTCATGTTCTCATACATTGGTTGTCACCGTCCTTTCAACGGGGATTTCCCCGAAGATCGTTTCCGCCGTGAAGCTGACGCGGGCGGTCCGCTTGTCGATCTGCTCGACCTGGAAGTCGGTGACGTCGGTGATCCGGCTGTCCGCCAGAAGTGCTTCCGTGATTACACGCTTGATTTCACTTGAAAACACCGGATAGCTTTTCCCGACGACCGCGTTCAGTTCGATTCCATAGTTCCAGGAATAGATCAGGTACGCGAACCGCTCCGTCGACAGGATTTTGAAGATCGCCTGTTTCATAGCTTCGGTTTCATCGACGAAGCCGGCGACGCGGCCGGTGTCGAAGTCCACCTTGTAGGTTTTGGTCGGCTGTTCGGCCGCCGGCGTGACCGTCACGGTCTGACCGATCGTGACCACAGAAGGGGTCGGAATCAAGGCCATAGGATCACACCCTTCCCAGGACCAGGAACGACTGTCCGCCCCGGTTACGCAACAGGACCACCTTGTCGCCGACGGCCAGGCCGTAATAATATTCGGACGTGTCGTCGGTGTTGGTCAGGTAGTCGTTTTTCAGTGTGTGGTCGTGGGACGCGAAGGCGGCGTCGCCAGCGCCGCCGGCCTTCGGCTCCGTGGTCGGGGCGTTCTTAAATCCGCTATGCTGGTGGGTCGGGTAGTAGCCGGCGCGGAACTGCTTCATTACGACGATCGCTTCGCCGGTGATGTCGAAGCGGTTGTCGACCCGGATCGTCAGGGGGGACGTCGCGGTCACGTTCCCAAAAAGGAAGGCCGCCGGAACGGCCGCGTCCTGCGACTGTTTGGCGACCTTTTTCATGGTTTCCAGAAGTGCCATATCACACCACCTTCAATTTCAGGGACATTTCTTCTTTCAGAAGATCGGCGCTTGCTTCTTCGACGATGAAGAAGGCGCTGACGCCGACCTTCTCAATTCCGATATACAGGGCGCGGCCGGCGCGGACGGACAGGTCCAGAAGGGCCTTCACTTCGAAGGACTTCGTCGGCCGGTTGTAAAGTTCCAGCATTTGACCGCCGCGTTCCTTGATCTGCGCTTCGTTCATGTCTTCGTCGACGGACTCGTAGTCCTGCAAGGTCCCCCAGAAGGTGATATTGTTCGAGTCCTGGAAGATGTAAACGTCGCGTTTTCCGGTTTCCTTGTTGTCCCGGACCAGTTTGATCTTGTTGTAGGTTTCGGAATCTATGTCGGTTTCGTAGGTGTAGCCGGTCGCAAGGCTGGAATCGCCCACGAACAGGTCCAGCTTCGACTTCTCGACGTCGGTGATCCGAAGGGACCCGAAGTCGTCCCACAGGACGAACATTTTCCCGGTATTGATCAGGGTATAGTCCAGGGCTTTCAAGACGATGTCGAAAAGGGTCTGGCCGTCTTCGATCATGGACGGGATCGCGTATCCGGTGTTTTCCAGTTCCCCGCATTTCAGGCCGAAGTCCGCCGCGATCTGGGTCAGGATTTCGTCGGCCCTCTTGCCAGTGAAGACATAGGTGTCCTTGTTCTTCTTCAAATACCAGGTCTGGTCGTATGCGGTGATCGTGACCTGGTCGGTTTCGTCCTGGCCGATCTTCACCACATAGCCATAAAAAATCCCGGTGTCGTCGTCCTTCAAGGCGACGATCCCGCCGTGGGTCCAGGCCACGGCGTCGTCGGCGATCATGGTCAGTTCCAGGGAAGCGGGGGAACCGGACCGTTTCGTCGACCACTTCGCGCCGGCGCACAGTGAAGTCACGTCGAAGGCGTCGCCGGTCACGTTGTTCTGGTACAGGATCGCGATCACGGGATCGTGAAGACCTGTCCGGGGTAAATCAGGTTTGGGTTCGACCCGATCGTCCCCTTGTTGGCGTTGTAGATTTTGGTGTAGTCGCTCCCCTTGCCGTAAAGCTGTTTCGCGATATTCCACAGACAGTCACCGGCCTTCACGGTGTACGTCTTGGCCTTCGCGGCTTCCGGCTCCCCGGTCCGTTCCGGTTCCTTCGCCCGGGCCGGCTGTTCCGGCTCCGCCGGAAGCGCGATCCGGCGGGGCGAATAGTCCTTCCACTCCGACAGCTTGATCGAATAGTAGAAGTCGCCCAGTTCGCCGGCGCGTTCCTCGTAGTCGAAGGTTTCCACGCCCATTCGGACGTTGATGTCCAGGTCTGTTCCGGTGATCAGGAACCGGACCGGGTCAAGGCCGTCCCGCGCGGCCTGGATGGCCTGGACGATCTCGACGGGGTCCCGGACCCTTCCCGTGACATAGGGCGCGCTATGGGCCGGGAAAAAGCTGTCCCAGGCGATAGTCCGAAGCCCCTTCTTCCGAAGGATCAGAATGTCGCCCAGGACAAGGACGGTCGCGGTGTCGTTGTTTCCCGGCGAAGTGACTTTCAGTTTTTCGGGAAGGACGGGAATGTCGATTTCCCGTCCCCCCGCAATCAGTGTCATTCCGTAGTTGCTCATTAGGCATATACCCCCTCGGCGGCCGCTTCGAACTCGGTTTCCAGGCGGGTTTCGATCCGGCTGACCACTTCGTCAACGTCCACTTTCTCGCTGATCTTCGCGTCCACGGCCACGGTCGGGGTCAGGGTCACGAAGTTCTGGACATAGCGCATTTCGGCCACGTCCCGAAGGAACTTCAAGTCTTCTTCGGCGATATTCACGTCTTCGTCGATAGACCCGACGGACCCGACGCGGTCCACGTTCCCGATGTCGCCGGGGTCGCTGTTGGCGTAGGCGGACCAGTCGGGTTCGGTGCTTCCGGATTCTCCGTTTGCGGCGGCCGCTTCGGCCTTCGCGGCGGCGATCTCCGCTTCGCGCTGTGCCGTTGCGGCGTTCGCTTCGGCCTTCATAGCGTCCAGGGCGGCGTCCCGCTCCGCGATCTGGGAATTGATCTGGTCCTGGTAGGCGGCCAGGTCTGCGGCTCTGGCCTGTTTTGCGGCGTCGTTTTCCAGTTGTGCGGTCGTTCCGAACGTGACCTTCTCGATCGCGTCGATACTGACGCCGGGGATTTTGTTCAGAACTCCGATGAAGCCGTTTATGATGTCGATCGCCCCGTTGACCATGTTTTGAAGGATCATCAGGACGCCGGCCTTCATATCGCCCATGAAGTTCTGAATGTTCACGCCGGCCGTGTAAAATGCCAGTTGCAGACGGTTCCACAAATCCATGACGAAGTAAACGCCGGTCATAAAGCCGATTTTTACCCAGTCCCAGGCCGTCAGAACGGCGTTCACGCAGATCAGCCAGGCGACTTTCAGGCCGCCGACGGACTGGACCCACTGGTAAATCGCCGCCACAACGACGCCGATCGCGATCGCGATCCAGAACAGGGGGTTCGTCAGAAGGGTCGTGAAGAACGCCTTCGCGGCTCCGTTGGCGATCCATGTCGCGGCCGTCTGGATTCCCAGGGCCACGGCGTAGCCCAGGGCCGCCGCCGCCACGCCCCAGAAGACCGGGGCGATCATGGACCAGTTATCATAAATCCATTGTGCGCCCTGGCCGATCAGGGTCAGGACGGGCGTCAGGACTTCCAGGATCGCGTTCTTCGCGATCGTCCACGCCTGGGCGAAGGTCATAGGCATGGAGTCGAACCGCGCGTTGATTTCGTCAGCCGACGCAAGCATGGCATTTTTGACGATCTCCGAAGTGATCTGGCCTTCGGCGGCCATTTCCCGGATTTTCCCGATCGGGACCCCCAGGTAGTCGGCGATCGTCTGAATGATGGTCGGGGCCTGTTCGAAGATACTGTTCAATTCCTCGCCGCGAAGGACGCCGGACGACATGGCCTGTGTCAGTTGCAACATGGCCGCGTCGATACCGGCGGCCGACGTGCCGGCGATCGCGAACTGTTTGTTGATCAGTTCGGAAAACATGATCAGTTCATCGTTGCTGGAAAAGGCGTCGCCGGCCATTACGCCCATTTTGGCGACGGCGTCGGCCGTGGTCTGGTAGGACGCGCGGGACCTGTTGGCGGACTCCATGATCATATCTTGAAGTTCCGCCGTGGTCTGCAAGCCGTCATTCATCAGGTCCAGGCGGGCGCGGGTGGTGGTCATGCTGTCGGCCAGTTCGATCACCTGTTTAACGCTGAACGCCGCGATCGCGGACTTAATGACGCCGCCCAGGCTCGACCAGACCGACTTCACCTTCTTCGCGCCGCGCTCCGCCTGTTCCTGTTTGTTGTTGAAGTTGTCGACCTGGCGGCCGGCCGCTCCGATGTCGCCGGCGCTCCGCTCGAAGGGCGCGCCGGGGTCGATGGTGTCAGTCAAGGTGTCCGTGGTTTCCAGGGAACGGTTCAGACGTTCGGCCGCGTTGATCATGGTGTTCAGGTGGGAAGTCGCGCGGTCCTGGATCGAAAACTGTGTAGATACGCCGGCCACGTCGTCACCTTCCTTTCTTGCCCTTCCGGCGCTTCGCCTTCGCCGCTTCCTTCTTTTCCTTCTCTATTTGAAGGTCAATGGAAGCATAGATAAAGGCCCGTTCCCGCCTGGGAAGGGCCAGAAGCGCGCCGGGAAGGATTTTCAGCCGGTGGAGAGCGTAATGGGCGTAAACCGCTTCGCCGTCGGCGTCCGCCTCATTACCGCCCCCCGTGATTAGTTTTTTGCTTCGTCCCTCAGATCGTTCACGTCGTCGGTGAAGCCGTTGATCTCCTGGACGGCCAGAAGAAGATCGGTGTACTGGCCGGGGTTCAGGATCAGGTTGATCAGGTCTTCGGCTCCGCGAACGCCGTATTTCTCTTGAAGGGCGGCGTCCTTGAAGTTGGGTTCGACGCAACAGGCGACCACCAGGCGGGCGTTGTAAAGGTCGGTGTCGGTGTCGATCCGCTTCTGGCGGGTCTTCTTGTCGAACTCGACCTTCTGACAGGTCTTCCGGATCGCCTTGTTCTCTGCTTCGGTGATCGACTTCACGATGAAGGGATAGGGGAAGGGCGCGATCTGGACTTCCGTCTGGGTCGTGCCGATCTGGGCTTCCATAAGGAAGTCTTGCAGTTTACCCATTGTTTTTTACCTCGCTTTCAGAATCAGAACTGGGTGAAGGGGGTCAGAATGTCGAAGTCCTCGAAGGTGAAGTCGACGTCTTCGTCCAGGGGGTCGTCGCTGTCGCCGTCCAGCTTTCCCAGGACGACGGAATCCAGGTTGCAGTCGATCAGAAGGACAGACTGCTTCCCGGCGGAAGACTCCTGGTCGTCGTTCTCGATCACCATGTCGAAGTAAATGTCCTGGCCGGTTTCCTTCCACTGTTTGATCATCTGGCGGAACAGGGGGGTCATGTAGTAAAGGGTCATGGACCCGGTTCCGTTGCCGCCGGTGGTCTTGTGGCCGGTCATGCGTTTCCCGATCGCCTTCACTTCCGACTTCGACTTCTCGACGGTGGATTCGATGGTCTTCGCGAAGAACAGGTCTTCGTTGTTCCCGTCGATCTTCGCATACGCGCGGCCTTCCTTGCCGGAAATGGTGTCAGGCGCGTTCAGGGTTTTCATTTCGGTTCACACTCCTTCCGTTAGTTGACGACGACCGTCATATACAGCTTTTCCATGCTGTCGTTCGGTTTCAGGGCGGAATCGACGGCGACGTCCCGTTTCCCGACGCCCTGGGCGATCGTGATGTCCTCGGACACGAAGTCACTGATCGCGTCGATGTCCTGATACTGCAAGGCCAGGGACACAAGGTCGGCCTTGAAAAGCTGTCGGCCGGTGTCGCTGTTGGTGACTTTCCCGATGTAGGAATCGCCGAAAATCCGGGCGACGTCGTTCGCCCAGCCGTCCAGGACGCGGATCACGCGGTTCGAAGTCCAGTCTTCGGTCATGCCGCCGCCGAAGTCGGTCAGGCTGTTAATGTCGGTCAGGACACGGGCGGTCCCGTAGTCGGCATAGAAAACGAACTCGCCGGCCTGGATCGCCGCTTCGAACTGGGACTTCGTATATTTGATGTCCACGTCCACGGCGTCGTCGTAGGCGGTATTCGTCAGGCTTTCGTTGATCTCCGCGCCGGCGGAAGCGCCAGCCACCCACGCGACGGCTTTGTCGCCGGTGACGGTGGTCCCGTCGGTCAGGACGACGCCGTTCTTCACGTTGATCAGGCCGATGTTGTTCCCCTTGTAGTCGTACAGGACGCCGACGATCTTCTTCCCTTCGTCGTCGCGAAGGCGCTTCACGAAGGTCGCATACAGGGCCTTGATCGTGTCGTCGTCGCCGGGATAGCCGATCACGTTGAAGGACTCCACTTCGAAGCCATTCAGGGCCGCCGTGTGGGCCGCGCCGTTGACGGTTCCGTTCGTGCCGCCGGTCAGGGTGGTCGCGACGGCCGCTTCCAGGCTCGCCGCGCTCCCGAAGGTGACGAAGTCGTTCGCTTTCAGGTTGGCCGACCCGCTGGTCTTCGCGACGGTCTGGGTGTCCATGACCATTCCGTCAAGGTAGGTCACGACGTCGACGTTCGTCGCGTCGTCGGCGTTGGTCAGGATCGCGACGCTGATCGCGTTCCCGCGCGTTCCGCCATAGGCGGCCGTGACGGTCATTCCGCCCACGGTCGCGGTCGCCTTCGTGCCGCCGGAATTGACGCGGTAGATCAGAAGGGTCCTGGCGCGTTTCAGGGCTTCGCGGACCAGAAGAATGTCGGCCGCCGTGGGATCATAGCCGAAGACGGTCAGGGCGGTCTTGTTGAAGTCCTCGGCGTAGATGGAAAAGACCTTGTTTTCAGGTCCCCAGTTCAGTTCCAGGGGAAGGGCCGCGATCCCGCGCGTCCCCATTTTGACGACGCTTCCCAGGCTGACGAAGTTGATATACGCGCCGGGAAGGATCTTGTTCTGTGTGGTAAAAGTTCCGCCACCGATAGGCATGACTTACACCTTCCTTTCCAGAAAATCAGTGACCAGGCTGACGGCCTGGTCCTTCGTGTAGACCTTCCCGTCTTCCAGGACGGCCGCGACGGCGTCCCTGGGAAGGTTCAGGGTCTTCGCTTTGACCAGTTGTTCCTTCGTGTAGGTCGGGGCCGCCTGGTCTGCGACGCCGGCCTTCTTTGCGGCGGGGGCCGCTTTCTTTGCTGTTGCCATTACTTCACTTCCTCTGTTTGGTCCAGGTTTTCCATGAAGGGGATTTCCGGCGGGGTCACGACGAAGAAGAAGTCGGCGTCGAAGGTGAACTGGAAGACGCGGGCGTTCTTGTTCGGCGTCGCCTTCTGGCCGGTCAGCCGGACCGTCCGGTCCTTCTGGTCGGTTTCCTTTACGGTCAGGACGTCGAACTGGTCGAACATGGTTTCCGCCCAGGCGTTGAACTCCATGTTTTCCTTCGTGTTCAGGAAGTACAGGACTTCGAACTGGATCGACCGCTTCCAGCGGCGGTCCAGGTGCTTTTCCTGCTCCGATTCAATGATCCCGACGAAGAACTGGCCGTCGGCGTCCTTCGGGATTTCGTCGACGTAGACCTTCCGGTCAGGCCACACGGCGGTCAGCTTCCCCGCGATCGCTTCGATGAAGTTATTCAGGGTCACGCCAGATCACCGTCCTTCACGCGGATTTCCTGGTGGGTAGCATAGACGGCCGGGCGACCGACGACCTGGAAGGTCAGGACGCGCTGACTGGTCGGGTCCATTCGGCCGAAGCGTTTCAGGGAAACACTGTCGCCAGGAAGGACCAGAAGGTCGGGGGCGGTGAACAGAACGGCGTCATAGTCGATTTCGTTCTGTGCGTCCGTCTGCTGACTCTTGTCGCTTCCTGAATACGACAGCGCGCAAATGATTTCAGAATACTTCACGACAGGAACAGTCTTCGTGATGTTGTTCGATCCCGTCGTGGTTTCGGTCCGGCTGATCGTGGCGGTGTCTTCGTAGGTCATTTCGATCGCCGCGCGCTCTGCGGCGGGATTTCCGAACATACGATCACCACCTTAACCGCCGGAACTCGTTCAGGACCGTTCGCCAGCCGAAGAAGTCGTCGCCTTCTGCGCCCAGGTTGAAGGTCGACGCCGATCCGGAAGCGCCGGAAGCATTGGCGAAGGACGTTGTGACGTCCCCGCGCTTCACGGACGCGACCGGACCGACGGCCGCCTGGGTGGTCCCCAGGCCGGCGGCCTTGTAGTAACTGACGCACATGACGATCAGGGCATTTTCCAGCGGGGCGGGAAGCGTGTCCTGGTTGATATAGGCCAGGACCAGGTCTTCGACCGTCTGAATGACGAACAGAAGAACTTCGTCCTTGTCTGTTCCGCTGATCCCCAGAAGGGCCTTGACCTTTTCCAGTCGGCCGTCCTTCGACATAAGGACGCGAAGGACTTCCTTCTGTTCAAGGTCGGTCAGGCCGTCCAGGGAAGAAAGAATCTGTTGAAGCACGTTTCCACCACCTTTCGGCGGCCCTGGATTACTCCGCGCCCTTCGCCTGGATCAGTTCGACGATCTGGGCCTTCGTGGCGTCGTCAGGGACCGCGATTCCGGCCGCCTGGGCGGTTTCCAGAAGTTCGGCCTTGTTCATCTTCGCCAGCGGCTTTTCGCCCTCGTCTGCGGCCTTCTGCGGCTCATAGGGGGCATACTCCGCGCTTTTGCGAAGCTGGTCTTCGACCATGCGACTTCGGGGTTCCAGGATCGCGCCGGTTCGTTTGTTGATAAACTTCACTGTGATTCGCTCCTTTCACGGGCGCGCCCTTCCGATTACTCGGAAGTAACGCTGGTGGAGTAGGTGAAGATCAGGTCGGGGGTCAGGGCCTTCGTGCCATAGTCGAAGAACATAGACACGCCGTAGTCGTTGGACAGGGGAATCTTCTCCGGCTCCCCGTAGGGGTAGATAACCGCCGGCTGTGCGACCGCGCCTTCGATCATAGCGATCATGTGGTAGGTCGTGGTCTTGGTCTTGGTGGTTTCGACGGTTTCGGTGGTCACAGGAAGGTTGATAGAAGAATAGACCCGGACGCCGTGGAACAGGGCGAAGTCCTCGGCGGCGGTGTCCACGTTGGCGTTGTTGGTGTTCTTGTCCAGGTAGGTTCTGATCTTGCCGTAGAAGACAGGGTCCAGGACCAGGCGGATCAGGTTCCGGGGGACGCCGCGAACGTAGTCGTTCTTCACGGTTTCAAGGGTCTGGATCAGGGCTTCGACCTGGGCTTCGATGTCGGTTTCGGTGGTGGTGAAGTCGGTTCCCTCATTTGCCGCGCACAGGAAGAAGGCGGCGTCCAGTTCGGCCGCCACGGTGTCGACGTGGTTGTCGGCGCGGCGGGCCATGATGTTACCGACGCCGAAGGTGTCCAGGTCGAACTTCGCGGCTTCCTCGACGATCTCGCGGTGGGTGTCCAGGTTGACGGTGGTCGGGGGGACGGTGATCGCGTCGCCCTTGCCGGCGGCTCTGGCGGTCCCGTACGCCTGGGACGCGCTGTTCTTGAACCGCTTATACTCCACAGACCCGGTCGCCGGGTTGCCGGTGTAGGACTGGGACTTCAAGCCGGAAGACAGGGTTTCCTTCTGGATATTGGCGATCACAAGGCCGGACAGTTCGGCCAGGTCGACCTTCGTCGCGCCGCTCTGGATCAGGCTGATAGCTTTGGTTCGTGCCATTGAAAATCATTCCTTTCGTTTGTCTGTTGACAGGTTTGTTAAATCACGACAGGGCCGTCGGCCTTCGTGGCCGGGTCCTGGCGCGCGCCGGGATCAGCGGGCTTCGCGCCCTTGATGTCGGGGTTCTTCGCCGGTTCCTGGGTCTTGAACAGGTACGCCTTCGACTCCTTCAAGGGTTTCAGAAGGCTTTCCAGGTCCGTTTTCAGCGCGCCGGCGTCGTCGACCTCGATCTTGTCAAGGTCCAGAAGGGAAATAATGTCGGCCGGGTCGTGGGCCTTGTCGGCCAGGGCCATTCGAAGGGCCGTGTTCTTCTGGATTCGCGCGATCTCTTTCTGGTGGTCGGTCCGAAGGGTTTCGATCGTGGCCTGGGCGGTCTTGACGTCGTCGGCGATCTTGGACGGGTCGCCAGACCCGCCGATCGCCTTCAAGGCTTCGGCGGCCGCTTTCAGGGCGTTTTCCGCGCTGTTCTTGCCGCTATTGGCTCCGTTGTACTTCTCGGCCGGGACGAAGGTTCCGTCGTTCCCGACGACCAGGTCAACGTCCTTTCCGTCCTTGCCCTTGCCCTTCAAGGCCGCTTCGACCTGGTTCGACAGGTCTTCGCCCAGAATGGTTTTGACGCTTTCGGTGATCATGGTTTGCTCCTTTCCCCGCTGTCTTTACCGTGACTTCCACACGCTTTGCGGTCCCGCCGGTTCGCCGGGCGGGGGCGGCTGTTTTGGGTATGAAAAAACGCCCTGGAAGGGCGTTCAATCATCGTTTGAAGTTGTTTTCAGTTGATTTCGCTTGTCCGTGCCGGTTTTCGCGTTCTGGCGCTCCGCCCATTCCTCATAGGTCATATTTTCGGGCATTTTCTGGCCGGAATTGTACCAGTCCAGGGCGTCGTCCGGGTCATATTCGACCGTAGTACATCGGTCGTTCGGGTGCATGGGCGGATAGTTCACGCCGGCCTGGGCGTCCTTCAATTTGAAGTGCTTCCCGTCCAGGGCGGCGCATACTTCACAGGTCCGGCTGTCCAGGGTCGCGACGTATTCATATTCGTCCACGCCGGCCGCTTCATAGGCGGCCTTGTCCGACTCCCCGTGGAAGTAGGTCGTTTCTGTTCGGATCAGGCGTTCGGCGGCCTTGTAGGACTGCCCCATTCTGGCCGACAGTTCCTTCGACATGGTCGGAATACTCTTTCCCTGCATGATCCCTTGTGTGATGGTTTCCCGGACATGGAACAGAAGGGCCTGTTTGTTCTGCCACAGGCGATCCGAAAACATAGCGCCGGACCAGGGGTAGGACAGGACGTCTTCGACGACGCTTTCGTCCAGCTTCGCGATCTCATGGAAGAAGCCGACGCGGGACTGAATGTCGAAGATTTTCTTGTAGTAGCCTTCCCGGAAGGCGTCGCCGAACTCTGCCTTCATCTGGGCCACGCCGGTTTCCCACAGGTCATTCAGTTTCAGGTCGATCTGTCCCAGAAGGGATTCAAGGCGGGAAATGCGGCTGTTCGTGGACAGGGCGTCCAGTTGGGCCGTCAGGATAGCCTTGACGCGGGGGTCCGGCTCCTGGGCGATCCTGGCGACATATTCGGCCAGGGTCGCCTTCCACTCCTGGAACTCTTTCCGGGTCAGAAGGCGGACCGCCTGGTCATAGGTCAGGCCATACTTGCCGGCGTACTTCGAATAGAAGTCGCCGATCTCCCGGCGGATCGCCTTCGCGGCTCTGTCGTATTCCTGGAACATTTTCGCCGTCAGGCCGACGCCGCGAAGATAGGCTTCATTCTCGCGTTGAAGGGCGCGGGCGATCCAGTATTCCTTATTCCTCGCCATTCACGCCACCAGCCTTTCCGGCGGCCCCTTCCTGGCCTTCCTGGGCCGTCTGGGCGGTGTTGTTCGCCCCCAGGGAATCGTTGAACAGACCTTCGCCGAAGTCTTCCATAGCGGCCTTCTTTTCCTTGTCGATCTGGTCCAGTTCTTCGTCGACGTCCGTGACCCACGGGTGATTTTGAAGAATCGTCCGTTTGGAAATAAGACCGTCACTGGTCCGGGCGTTGTTGATTACGTCGGTTTCATTGACCGGAAGGTCCATGTTGAACACGATGTCGAAGTCCTCGCCGGTGAAGTCGCCCTGGCCGGTGATCTGGAAATAGACGTCGATGAACAGTTTCAGCCGGTGGAAGGTGTCTTTCAGTTCGGTCCCCAGGGAATCACAGTCGGCGTCCAGGTCCATATATCGGAAGTTGATCGCCGTCCCGCTGGCGTTCCCCAGGTCCGGGTCCTTCGTGTCCACGGCGGAAGCATAGTCATAGATGTCCCGGCGTTCATTGTCCAGGAAGGCCATGACGGCGTCGATGTTCAGGTCTGCCTGTAACTTGTCCACGCCGCCGTCGGAAGTGACCTTGATCGCCATGTGTTCCTTCAAGTCTTTCAGGAACTCCGCCAGGTCGGTTCCGCCGTAGTTTTTCAGAATGTAGATGAACTTCGCCACGTCGCGAAGGACGTCGGCCGTGACGCTGTTTTGCCAGTTGATGTCGTCGATCAGGTCCTTCACGAAGTAACACAGGGGAAGTTCTTCTTCGTTGTATTTCAGCCACGCGATCGGGACTTCGGACCAGTTGTAGGCCGTGTTCCCGACGGTGAAGTGTGGTTCGGTCCAGTCGGTTTCCTCGGTCCCGTGGTCCTTGTCGACGTAGAAGTCGCCGGCCCCGGTCCCCGCGAAGGCGTCCGTCTTGAAATACTTCACGCCGCCGGTCCACCAAAATTCGGCGTGTGTTATGACGTGCTTCCTGATTCCGATATAAATGACCTGGTCATAGAATCGAATGAAGGCGTCCAGCTTCGTTCGCTCTGAATCGCGCCACAGGGGGATCAATTCGGGGGACGGGATTCGCATGAAGGCCAGTTTCCCGTCGTCGTCGAAGTAGGGTTGAATCCAGGCGATCCCAGACTTCACCGCGCCTTTTCCCAGGCTCTTGATCTTCCGGCGGAAGGTCTGGTCGAACACTTTGTTCAGGGCTTCGCCGTATGCTTCGTTTTCAGTGTCCACGGTCCAGGGCTTCGACAGAAGGTAGTTCGCCTTCTGATCCACCAGCTTTTTCAGGATCGGCCGTTCGATCTTCGCGTTCGAGCGGTTGGCGACGTCGACCGTCTTCGTCTGGACGGAAGACCTGTTCCTGTAATACGCTTCGGCTTCCAGCATGATCGAATACTGGGGCGACCGCTTGAACTCCCTGATTTCCTCGCTGACGATCTGGGCCAGGGTCATAGGGGCCTTTTCCGGGTCGTTCAGGATCATGTTGATCCGGTCCATGACGGACAGTTCCATTCTTGCCACCTCACTTCAAAACTTCGATAGACGACCCGCGTCGCGGCCGCTCCACGCCATAGCGTAGCGCCGCCATAGCGTCGTCCATGAACTCGACTGGTTCGTCGATGTAAAGACCCGTGGTCGGGTCCTTCTTCCATTTCCACTGTTGAACTTCCTTCAAGGTGTTCACACATGACGGGTGAATGTGGATTTTCCGGCCTTTCAGGAAGTCGATCTGGGCCTTCACGCTTCCAGGCTCTTTCTTCACGGGGTAGGCGCGGAAGCCGGCCTTCTGCCACGTCCTGATCCGGTCCGGCTCTGCGGAATCACAGAACATTTCCACGCGGGGGTCGATCCGCTTCTGGCGGGCAAGGGCGATTATTTCTTCGGTGTCCTTCTCGAAGACATACACTTCGGACGTGACATAGATTTCGCCGTCCTTCCAGCCGATCCCCAGGATCGCGTCGGCGTGGTTGAAGCCGAAGTCCTGGCCGTAGTAGAAGCCGTCGAAGAAGTCCCGGTCCGTCGGGAAGTCGTGGACCTCGAAGTTCGTCAGGATTAGGCCGCCCAGTTCGCCCCATTCTCCCAGGCCGTAGACTCGATAGCCTTCCGGGTCTTCTTCCTTCCGGCGCTCCATGCGGCGGAAATAGGCGGGGTCGATGAATCGGTTCGTCTTGTATGTCGAATGATGGGTCAGGACGTCCGGATCGGCCTTGTCGAAGTAGCGGGCCTTGATCCAGTGCGTCGCGCTGACCGGGTTGAAGGTCATTGTGATCTGATAGAACAGGTTCGGGTTCAGGTCTTCCAGGTTGCCGCGAAGTCGGTCGTCCAGAATGTCGACGTCTTCGGAAAGAAGTTCCGTCGCTTCTTCACACCATATCCAGACCAGTTTCCCGTTCTTGAAGGTGATCGACTTCACCTTCTCGCGCTGACGCTGGTCCTTCACGCCGCGGAATATAATCCGGTTCCCCGTGATCTTACATTCCAGGGACAGGGGGTTCAGGTTGACCTTCCAGAAGCGTTCGGCGTATGGGCCGAACATTCGATAAATCGCGGCCTGAAGTTCCGCGAAGGTGGAATCGCGGTTCGTTTCCTCGATCTTCCGGACGACCAGAAGGTTCGCGCCGG